CGTATGCTTGACTAACAGGTCTTGCAAGATCTAAATCAATAGTGCCTTTGGTTTCATTAAAAATACTTTGTACTACCTGTGTAATAACACCTAAGCGTTTTACTTTAACAGGTGGACTAATATAAATTGGTGTATTAAATGTCATTGTTGCTACATCTATTTCGCTGTCAACTCCAACAGGTACTGTTCTACTACTAAAATTTAATTGTTCTAAATTAACTACACTTAAACTTGTCCAATCAATATAGTTGTCTGTGGTTTGTATTTCTAAACTAGGGTTAAACAACATTAGAATTTGTTCTAATATTTGTAATTTTTGATCTGTATTAGAACTCCAAATATCCACATTAACTGTAAGGGTATATGGTGTAGGCATTAGTCTTTCAACTGTGTAATTCTTGCCTTCTTTGTTTAAGTATTCATTACCATCAGTATCATATGCTTGTTCACGTATGTTAACTTTATTAATATAACTCGAATCAGCAAGTCTTGCTGTATCCATTGCAAGTGCAGTAATATATACTGACATGCGTGGCGCACTAGGTATTTTATTTTCTGAATTTTCTCGTATTATGTTTGCAACTTGGCGTGTAAGATCGCCGTACATAACAGGTATCTGTGTTAGGTTACCTTTGCCGTCTTTGTAACTAAAGTTACTCATGAGGCGAACCATTTGGGTTATGTAGCGTCTTATCTGTCCGTCATAAAAGTGTTGCATTAGTTGTTTTCCGTACTTGGTGCTACAGTTACAGCATTTCTATAGTAAAATGATTTAGGTGAAATCGCAATACGCAAAGGCCCGTCAACTTTTTTGTTTGGTTGCTGTGGTCCAACTGTTGTGATGTGTTCCCGTGCATTTACAGCATCAATAGTTATTTGTTTCATGTCGTCCCAATCAGCCATGGAAACTGGCCAACCTTCAGCATGTAAATATCCTAACTCATCTTTTTTAGGATTTCTAGTGTTTACTATTAGATCAATACCAATTTCTTCTTTGATGTCATTAATTTTAAATCTTTTGCCGCCTATAGTATACTCAAATGATACGCCTGTAGGGAATTCAGGATCAACTGATCTTGGTACATAGTGTTTTTCTTTTTCTTGAAAATTGGGATTGTATTTCAATCCTTTCCAAACACTTTTCTCCATAGTATTCTTGATTAGTCTGTGTAAATTTAATACATTGTTCATAGCTTCTTTTTCTTCGTCACTTGCTTCAAAACTATCTTTGTCTTTGCCATCTTTTGAGTTTGATGCTTTAGATACCGAATCAATTTTATCTGCTTCCGCATTACCAACTATTCCCCAACTTTTATATGTTTCTTGAGGCTTGGCTTTTTTAGCTGAAGATTGTACTTTAGCATCAAAGTTGGGCATAGTAGTTAACGACTTTGGTACATTTCTTATAGTAATTTTTTTACCACTTGCAAATGTAACAGCGATAATTACTCTCTCACCCGATTCAACTACCACAGTTTTTAAATCATTCCATCTCATTGTAAATCCTCCCAGTCAAATTCTTCAACATCTCCTAAATTGTCATCTGTTTTCGGAGAGTCATCTTCTTCACGTTCTCTTTCTAAGCGTTCTTTTTCTAAACGCTCAGCTTCTTCTTTAGCTCTAGCAGCTTCTTCTTCAGCTTCTTTTTTAGCTTTCTCGTCAGCTAGACGTTTTGCTTCTTCAGCCTTACGTAATTCTTCTGCTTCTTTTTCACGCTGTATACGTTCTTGTTTTAAACGTTCTTCTTCCTCTTTTGCTTTACGTTCAGCTTCTTCTTCACGTTTTTTCTTAGCTTCAGCTTCTTTTTTAGCTTTCTCATCCTTCTTGCGTTGTGCTTCTTCTGCTTCGAGTCTTGCTTCGTCTGCTAGACGCTGTGCTTCTTCTGCTTTACGCCTTTCTTCAGCTTCTTTCTCAGCAAGTTCATCAGCTTTACGTTGTGCTTCAGCTTCTTCTTCACGTTTTTTCTTAGCTTCGTCATCGGATGTGTTGTCTGGTTTTTTATCTGGCAAATTAGGCACTACTACTTGACTTGGTAACTCGTCATCAAAGTCATCTTTTTCATCGTTAGTTTTATCATCTGTTTTTTCTGGTTCTTGTTGTGGCGGATTAAGAACAGTTTGTATTTGATCTTTGGTTTTTTGGTCAATAGCTTTGTTAAGCTCGGGGTTGCCATCTAACATTTCTTGTGCTTTTTCAAATTCACCGTTTTCTAATGCTTTTCCAAATTCTCGAATATCGTTATCAAGGTCTGAAGACCCAGATCCAGGTTTGTTATTACCTGTTCCGTCACCGGGTTTGTCACCATCGCCTTTATCATCGCCTCCGCCTTGCCCACCAGTAGGTGGAGTATATCCTGGAATTTCTCCTTTACCGTCTTTATCGCCAGTACCAGTACCGTCGCCTTTATCACTACTACCAGGACCGTCGCCTTTATCGCCACTACCAGGACCGTCGCCTTTGTTACCAGCCTGGTCACCGTCACCTTCTTTGCCTTTATCGCTGAGGCCGTTTTTATCTGATGTACCACTTAGACCGTATTTTATCATACATGCTCTTATTGCAGCTTCGTGCTGAGGATACATTGTCATAAATTCTTCTGCACTTTTTATCATCAGACTCTTGTTTCGGAAACTTACACTAGGTCTTGCACTTCGTTTCAGACCATAACATATACGTCCTACCGGAGTACCTCCTAGTACAGCAGCCTCTGGTGGTGCTGGTTTTCCATCATCTCTATAAGGTAAATTACCTAAATTACTAGGAACTTCTTTTTCAACTAGTTTAATGTCTTTATATCTCATTATTCATCTGCCTTAGGTCTAAGTGCTTTTGATAAGCTCTGTCTTTCTACAACACTTTCGCCAGCAATAGTATCGGTTGTAGTATTGTTTATAAATGTACCTTTTTGGTTTGTTCTATTGTTTGTACCAGTAAGTGTCATACGTACATTATCTTCTTGTTTAACCCAACGACCTCCGTCATATCTAAACAGTCTATTAGGTGAAAAGTCTGTGCGTAAGAAAAAATCACCTACTGTAGTGTTAGTAGGAAAACTTATACCATGACCAAAAGATTCACCATTGGTTGGTATTCCGTCGCCTAGTAAATATCCGTTGTATCCTGACTTAGTAGCTGAGCGCATAGTATCCGGAATATCATCTCCATCTGTGTCAACAAGTTCTGTATTTCCATTTTCATCTAATTGTAAACTAAAGTAATGACTAGTATCATAACCTGCTTTTGGTGCGTCAGCTTCTGCTTGTGCAACTACAGCATTATTAATTTGCATTTCTTTATCATATGTACTTAACAAATTACGTAGTGTATCTCCACCAGTAGCACCTTCTTCTGCAGGTAAGTCTAATATTTCTTTGAATTCTTGTGAGTCTACTATTTGTTTTAATTTTAATCTGTACAAATGCGGATACCAAGTTTGTGAAAATCCTTCAGCTGCACGGTTTACATCTTCTACAACATAAAATCTTTTTAATGCAAATGATAGATCATTTAATGCATATTCGTCTTTTAAATGCGGCAATTCAATAACATCGCCTGCCATAACTTTTCTACCAAGTGTTTTTACACTACTATTGATATGTATTGTTAAAAATAATGTGTCATTACTTAAAAACAAACCAAATTGACTAAGGTTAAAGTCAATATCTTGTACATTATAAATGCCACGCATTGTATAAATGTCTGGATCATACTTGCGATCTCTATTTTCTAAGAACAACATGTCTTGTATGTTTGTTTCTTTCACTGCATCATACCGTGGCTGATCAGCTGTAGCATCTGCTTCACTAGGGTTTTCAGCACCTAGGAACTTATGTATATTAATATCGGTACCACCAATAGTAAACATTTCATAGACTTGTTTGTCTATAAATGTGTAATCATTACCGCGTTGTGGCTTGTATAAACTTAATCTTGGCATATACATATTTATCGTTCGTAAGTCAATACGATAAATACTAATGGAGACTATAATTATGGCAATACAAAAACAAGAAATATTTGATTACGTACACGCAATGCTTGGTGGCGGAATGGTTGACGTTGAACTTGATCCTATTCACTACGAAACAGCATTAAAGAAAGCACTTACACGTTTTAGACAACGTAGTGATAATTCAGTTGAAGAATCATACTTCTTTATGCCTACTATTATTGACCAAAACGAATATACATTACCTAATGAAATAATGGAAGTTAGAAAATTATTTAGAAGAAGTGTTGGCGCTAGATCAGGCGGCGGCGATGGCGGAAGTATTTTTGAACCATTCAACTTAGCATATACAAATGCTTATTTGTTATCAAGCTCAAATATGGGCGGCTTGGCAACATATGATATGTTTAGTCAGTATCAAGAATTGGTTGGACGTATGTTTGGATCATTTATAGAATTTAAATGGAACTCAACTACTAAAAAACTAACTCTACTACAACGTCCTAGAGCAGAAGAAACACTATTGTTATATTGTTACAACTATCGTCCAGACGAACAGATAATGAATGATTATCTAGCACAACAATGGATTAAAGATTATACACTTGCTAGTTGTAAGTATATGCTAGGAGAAGCAAGAGAAAAATTTGCTACTATTGCTGGACCTCAAGGCGGCACAAGTTTAAACGGACAAAGTTTAAAATCTGAAGCACAGCAAGAAATGGAAAAACTAGAACAAGAAGTTTCTCAGCAAATACCCGGCGGTGCAGGATATAGTTTCTTAATAGGCTAAAAACCTTCAAAGTTAACGCTAACGATTTCAGTTCATTGTAAATACATTATAATGAATCTTTATGATTACAAACAAGAGTACAGACTATTTTACATGGTAAAAGGCCATTTGAATACAAGTCACGCTACTGTTATGCAAAGTGCAGATGGTTATTTCCGTAGACTTTGGAACAACAATGAAGCCTATTTACGCGAAGATGGGTTTGAAGAAGCCTTCAAAAAAGTACTTGACAACTCATAAAAAATACCTTATAATAAACACTAAGACTATAACTTAGGAAATATTATTATGATTATTGGCATATGTGGATTAATTGGTAGCGGCAAAGGTACAGCTGCTGATATTCTAGTTGATGAACACGGATTTACAAAACTATCTTTTGCAGATAAACTTAAAGATGGAGTAGCTACAGTGTTTGGCTGGGATCGAGAAATGCTCGAAGGCGAAACTGACAAAAGTAGAGAATGGCGAGAGAAAAAAGATTCTTTTTGGAGCTCTGAAACAGGCCGCACTATTACTCCAAGATTAGTACTACAGGAATTCGGTACAGATTGTATGCGACACGGATTTGATGATGGTATTTGGGTTAGTCTTGTTAAGAAACAAATTACACAGTCTCCCAATACTAATTTTGTAATACCCGATGTAAGGTTTCCTAATGAAGCAAATATGATTAAAAGTATACACGGTGAAGTATGGCGTGTAATGAGAGGCCCTGATCCTGTTTGGTTCCGTATGTATCAAGATATCGGGGTTGAGCCCAAAGATGTACACGAAAGCGAATGGCGTTGGGCAAACGTAGATTTTAATGCACAAGTAAGTAATAACGGAACACTAGACGATCTTAAAAATCAGGTACAAGGTCGCCTTGCTTCCACTTTACACCCTGTTTCTGCATAATACGTTGACAGTTTGCACATATAGTTTTAAGGTTACTAGGCCTACAATTATTTAAATCACCGTCAATATGAAACACATTAAACTGTTCTTCGTATTTTGAATGGTAGTTACATTTTTCGCATGAGCTCTTTTTCTCATAACCTCGTTGTCGCCATTTAGGAACTCCGTGATTTAATCCATTACGTAAGCAACGCTCACAAAGTTTTCGATAGTAGGTTTTGTTGCCTTTTTTATAATTAACGGCCGCAGGTCTCTGTTTACATTGGCATAAAGGTCTCATATTGTATTTACCTCACCTTTTTGGTACCTTTTTATGGGGATATATACGTACCTTTTTTTCATATCTGCTAAATACATATAGCAAAAGATTCCAACAGGAGAAATAATATGGCTTTAACATCACCAGGAGTACAGGTTAGCGTAATCGACGAAAGTTTTTACACACCAGCTGAACCAGGTACAGTGCCTATGATTTTTGTTGCTAGTGCATCAAATAAAACAAATGCAGCAGGAACAGGAACAGCACAGGGCACACTAAAAGCAAATGCAGGGAAACCTTATTTGCTTACTTCACAAAGAGATTTAGCGGACACATTTGGAGATCCGATATT